CCAACCCGTCTCGCGTTGGTCAGAACCAGCTCGCCGGTGATCCCAAGGCTCTGTTCCTTGACATCTTCGGCGGCGAAGTCCTGACTGCGTACGAGATGGCGGTGAAGCTCCGTGACAAGGTGCGCTCGCGCACCATCTCCGGCGCTCGCTCCGCTCGTTTCCCGGCCGTCTACAAGGCCGTGGGCCAGTACCACACGCCCGGTGCTGAAATCACCGGCCAGAACATTCCGCACACCGAAATCACGGTGAACGTGGATGATCTGCTGATCGCAGATGCGTTCGTCTACATCATCGACGATCTGCTCAACCACTACGACGCTCGCGGCCCCTACGCTGCTGAGCTGGGCCGCGCTCTCGCCCTGATCGAAGACCGCATCATCTCGATGACGATCCTCAAGGCTGCGCGCGGTGCTGAGCTGTTCACTGGCGACGGTGCCGGTGGCAAGGTCCAGGAAACCGACATCTCGGGTTCCGCCGACTTCACCACCTCCGGTGCTGACCTGTGGGCCGCCTTCGGCAAGTCCGTCCAGCTCATGGACGAGAAGGACGTTCCGATCGAGGAAGTCCCGGTCTACGGTGCCGTGCTGCCCGCGCAGTGGTACCTCATGGCCAACTCGACCCAGAACCTCGATATGAACCGTCGAGGCACCTCGGGCTCGCACTCGCGTAGCACCCTCGCTGGCGTCTCGGGTGTCGATGTCATCAAGTCGAATGCTCTCCTGTTCGGCCGTGACGTGACCCCGTACAACGCAGGCACCAATGCTGACGGCCTCGTCGGCAAGCCGGGCGACGTGAAGTACGGTCTGCCGACCGCGTTCCCGACCAAGTACCACGCCGACCTCTCGGGCACCTCTGGTCCCGTTGGCCTGGTCTGGACCGAAGCCGCTGCGGCTCGTCTCCAGGTCCTCGGCATGGCGATGGAAGTCGAATGGGACATCCGTCGCCAGGGCTGGTTGATGCTCGCCAAGATGTCGGTCGCTGCCGGCACTCTGCGCAACAAGTGCGCAGTCGAGATCGCCAAGTCGCCGTAATCGCTGCACCCCTGAAAGCCCCCTTGGAGAAATCCTTGGGGGCTTTTTTTCATTCCCCCACGGAGCACTTCAATGTCCCTTGAGTTCTCTCTAGAGCCTACGTCGGCGCTCGAAGCGGTGAACGATATGCTCCGCAGCATCGGCCAAGGCCAGGTCAACTCGCTTGACCTCCACGAAGGCGTCGATGCAGGCAACGCTATCTCCGCGCTGATTACCACCTCGCGTGAGGTGCAAGAGCGCGGCTGGTACTTCAACACCGACTACGACTACGCGCTGGTGCCGGAAGCCAGTGGCGAGATCCGGCTCGCGCACAACATGGTGCAGTTCGAGCCCGACAAGCGCTGGGCGCACGTCACCGAGCGCGCCCGCAAGCTCTACGACCGCGACGCCAAGACCTTCACGTTCGACCAGGGCACGCAGATCACCGGCCGCGTGGTGTGGCTCTTCGCCTTTGAAGATCTGCCGCAAGCCGCGCGCACCTACATCCATCGCAAAGCCGGCCGCCTGTTTCAGATCGGCGCTGTCGGCTCCGACCTCCTCTACCGCTTCACTCGCGAAATGGAAGAGGACGCCTTGGCCGCGTTGAATCGCGCGCATCTCCGCGCGGAACGCACCAACGCCATCACGGACGACCCGCACACGTTCCAGACCGCGGCTCGCCATCGCCTCAAGAGGTAAGCAATGCTAGTCACCCGCCAGATGCCGGGGCTGTGGAACGGCGTTTCGCAGCAGCCGTCTCCGGTGCGCCTGTCGTCGCAGTGCGAGTCCCAGGTCAATTGCACCTCCTCCGTCGTGGACGGCGTGCGCAAGCGTGGCCCGCGTGAGCACATCAAGAAGCTCACCAGCGACCGCCTCGGCACTGCGCACCTCCACGTCATCAACCGCGACCGCGACGAGCGCTACGAGGTAATCGTCACCTCTACCGGCGTCCGCGTGTTCGATATGCTCGGCAACGAGAAGACCGTCACCGCGCCGCTCGGCTGGGGCTACCTTGGCCTGCCTGCTGGCGTCACCGCTCGCAAGGCGTACGTGGCGATGACCGTCGCCGACTACACCTTCATCCTCAACAAGACGAAGACCGTCGCGCTGCTGGACGTCGGGGCCGACCTCGATCCCCCCTCAGCCGACTATTGGTGGCTCAATCGTTCCGTCAGCGGTACCGCCCCAATGGCCGTGCCGTGGCGCGAAGATCGCGAGCCGATCCTCGACTACGAAGTCAACAACCCCGGCACGCCGCCGGCCGTCAGCAATCCCGTCCAGGGCAGCTACGCATCGAACCCCTCGGGCACGCTCACGGGCGAAGTGCAGACGCTCCAAGACCTCCCCACGGGGGCCACTACGGGGCAGGTTTACAAGGTCATCGGCAACGCGCAGGAGTCGGCGTTCCAGTCCTACTACGTCATCAAGCAGGCGAGTGGCTGGTACGAAACCGTCAAGCCCGGCTTGAAGAACCTGGTCGACGCCGAGACCATGCCGCACGCGCTGATCCGGCAACCGGACGGCACCTTCACCTTTGCCCCGTTCTCGTGGGCCCCGCGCCGTGTCGGCGACGACGCAACCAACCCGCATCCGACCTTCGTCGGGCGCGCGATCCGCGACCTGTTCTTCTACAAGAACCGCCTCGGCTTCGCCGTCGACGAGAACGTAGTGCTCTCCCGAGCCGGTGCGTTCGACACGTTCCACCGCCTCACCGTCGTCGACTACCTGGCCGACGAG